TTCTACAGCATCCGCTGCTTCACTGATTTCCATTACCCTCGGCTCTCCTTCTGCCTTTGTCTGTTCGTAGTGCTGAAGAATTACCTCGAATACGGTTTCCTGCGCATTATTAAGCGCAATCAATTCATACTTATCGTTTTTTGTTACATAATCATTGATCTCTGCCCTATAAGCCTGCTTTTGCTGTTCCAGTTGTTGCTCGGCTTCCTGGGCTTCCTTCTCTTCAATTTTCTTTTGCAATTCTGCTAACTGAGCTTCATATTTACGGCTTAATTTTTCTTCCAGATTCTGAATCATGCGCTCCGCCGTAGGATTCTGGTCATTCAATACCTGCTTAGTCAGTTCTTCATATGTAATCCCTTTTTCACTGAGAAATTTTAAAGGATTGGCTTTTACAACTTCATCTAAATTTTCATATGGAGATAACTTTTCCTGCAATGCTTTTTTTTCTGCCTCCCAAGCTTTTCGTTCTTGCTCAGCTTTCTGCTCTCGCAACCGAATTTCTTTTTCCTTACGAGATAGAGCTGCAAATCGGGAAGCAAACTTATCATCTTGTTTTGGAGCCTCTGTCTGAGGGGCTGCAGGTTCTGCGACTGGGGTTTGCGGAGATTCTACTGGTGCTGCTGGTTCCTGCGGTGCATGAGCATTTACGGCGGGCGTAACTATGACATTTGACATTTTATATCCTTTACTTAGTGGTTTTTCAACCGCCGGATAATTCCGGCATTTATATTATTATGTTACGGGTACTGGTACAGCGTTTGGATCTGGTACTCCCATGCCAGGTTCCACAGGAGCAGCTGGTGGCATAGCCGCTGCATTTATAGGGGCAGTCGGAGCTTCTGCTTCCCCTCTAGCCTTTTTTAGTAAATCATTAGCATCGTCCATCCATCTACGGAACAACTCTAACCGGTCTTCCGGCGCACCTTGAGTTTTGTACATTAAGTAGGCTTGCTGCATTTTAACAATACCCAATTCTAAATTCTGATATGGTTCCGGAGTTTGGTACTCCCCATCATCAATGAACATTTCCATGGTTCGCTCAATGTCCTCTATAGGGGAATTGGCTAAATTGTAATAATGACGTAAATCAGGAAAGTCCAGCAACTTCATTCCATCTTCTTTACCGATAAAGCCAATGGACAATAGATCTTGAATATCCGCTAGTCTACCTGCTGGGGTATTAGAAAGAGAGGAAGTCGGAAAGAGTTGCATAATGTAGCTATCTTTGTCCAAATCTACATCTTTCCAGCGAATAGTCTCCATGCTATCTTTATTTTTAACATTAACAGAATATTCTCCAAATTCTTCATGAATCTCTCTGCCCAAATCTACGCACATTTTTGCTGCTTCCAAGTGGGCTGCTTCCCAGCGCTGAGCAATAGACATAAAGCGTTCAGTTTCCAAATCATTGTACGTGCGCATGGCTTTGCCAGAACCATTAAGTCCAGTAGGAATCTGACCCTGCGCAGATAACGTATTTACCCCAGCAATTTCATAGGCACGGGCATATAGTCTATCTAAGTGTGAAAATAGTTCTGCGGGCACGCCTCCAAGTGGTTCATATTTAGGAGGAGTTCCGGCATACTTTATAATGCCTCCGATTTTATTATCTAAATGAGAAGAAACGACTTTGGAGGAAACTTCTACTAATAATTTAGGAATAGAGACCAAATGCATAGATATTTGTATGGTTCGCAATATCTTATTTATCTCTAACTGCAGCCCCTGTAACTGCTCAGCTAAGCCCTGCCCAAAAAATCCCAGCGGACGCAGACCCCAGCGAAAAAAGATAAATGGAAAGTAGGTTTTTGTATACGGTTCTTCAAATAGTGTCTGGTTTTCTATAGTAATAACGTGCTTACCATCCGTTGCTTCTTCCCCTGATGGTAAATGCCAGCTTTCTACTACACACAACATATTAACGCGAGATCTTTGCGTAGGGTCTAACTCATAGTTCTCTAATCGCTCCCCTGCAGAATCTATCTGTGTTGCATACTCTGGATACATTTCTTTTAAAACTTCTCGGTGGATATACTTAGTCTGGTGCATCTGGCGTGGATCGCCATAAATTGCCTCGTTGTCATCTACCTTGATCTCATTTATGAATACTCTCTCGCTGCAGATCTTGTTTCCCTGACGATATATTTTTACTGCTCCGGTCCCAAATATGCACGAATCTAAAAATCCCTGGGCAGTCTTTTCGTAAAGGTTGGTCATGTAAAACTGACCTTCAACAAATTTATTTAATTTTTTAGCTTTTCTCTGGGCAGACCAGTCTCCGCCATCAGTCAAAAATAAAGGCTTGGGCTTATTCTTAGTTATCTTAGAGTGTACCGTATCTATCATGGACTGCACGACATTTAGGGTCACGCGATTCTGGATGCTAGAAGCAGTTTCTACTCGTGCATAGTTCCAGTTCTGCAAGCCGACCACATCGTAATTACCGTACATACGCATCCAGCGCATATTCAACTCGCCCCGGTAGCCCTGCTCAGAATCTAATCTTTTTAAATAAGGAAAAATCTCATTTTGGTAGTCTCTTTTTTCTTTCCACCAGTATTGAGTGTTCTGCACTTATATCTCCTATGGACGGCTGGACCAGAACAGCAACTCTTCATCTTCTTTTTGCTGCTGTTCCTGATTAACCTTTGTTTCCGGTGCGGTAATCATTTCCTCGACGTGTACCAGATCAGAAAATTCTGCTTCACATTCTCCAACCTTTAGTCTCTTTATCTTTTGATCTTTAGCCCATAAAATAAAAGACTTTAACTCGCTAATATCTTTGAACATAACTACCTCTTATATGTTTTTTTGTTATATTAGGTCATCCCACTCGACATCGGAGGGATCATCCGGGTCTCTTTTCCGCTCTCGGTCCATTTTTTCTGCCTCTGCCTCTTCCATTTCATTCATATAAGTATCTATATCTAGGACCTTTTTTTCTTCTTTTGGTTGGAACATATAGTGCTTACATTCACGCCAGCCGTAAAGCACGGCATCTCCAATATCCGTATGATATCGATCAGAAATCTTTAACTTTCCTGGCACATCCCTGTTCCATTGAGTAAGATAAGAATCTTCTTCAAAAATAGACCCAGAAAAGGCTTTTAACTTGCCAGTCCGCAAATCATCATTAAGCAGGGAAATAAATTCAAATTTACGCTTTTTATCGGCGGCTTCCAAGGGTATAGAATGCCGGTTACGAATCTCTTCTTGGATCTTTTTTCCTAAGCCGCCCGCGTCCATTACGAGCTTTATAGGCTTATAGATTGCACGCATCTTCTCTATCTGCTGCACGAGAGTAGTGATATCAGATTTGTCCTTCACATACTCTTCTACTAGATAGACTTCCGGTCGATCATAAGAAAAGCCAAGAACAGCTATAGCATCGGCATCCGTATGTCCTATGTCTATGCCAAAAATATACTCTAAGTTTCCAGGTAACTGGTCATAAATATTTTTAGATTTGTTAAACTGATATACAAGCGCATTTGAGTCTCTAACCCAGAGCCCCAGTGCTTCTCTCTGGTACGTTGGGTCGTCCTCGGTTATGCCCTTTCTTACCCTCTCTGCTGCCAGAATCTGTTCCGGGGTCATGCCAGATTTTTTTAAAATGTGTGGATTATCAAAAATAGTCCAGTGATAATTAGACCAACCGGAGCTATGGGCAGCTTCATAAAAGAAACCTACTGGTATAGGACCAGGTGTACCTATGAGAGATATAGACCCTGCGCAGTCCCAGGTCGCAGGTACAAGTACATCCTCTACTAAATCTTTGATGTATGGTCTAAATGCCTGTCCCTCATCAATATATATCTTTTTAATGGACATACCACGAAACTTTTCAATTTCTGATTCATCCTTAGCACCAGAAATATATATCGTGGATTTATTATCAGTGCGTGTTATAGTCAAGTCAGTCTTGTCTATTTCTATGGGCATGTTGTACTCGTCTGCCCGTTCCAGCAACTCCTTCCAGATAATTCTTTTTGCCGTTCGTCTATTCAACGTAATGTAGACAGAATTTGAATTTGGAAAATTTTGTGCGGTCTCTAATAAATCAGAGGCGCACGCAACCGATTTGCCCGAGCGCCTTGAACAGACCGCCGTTTTAAATTTAGAAGGATCTCTGATAAACGCAATCTGTTTATCAAAACAGTAATCCTCAACTCTAAACGGTTTTGTCTGCGTCTTAGCAACTACCGCGCGCTTCTTAAGCTCCGCTAACGCGGCAGTTCTATTGATCGCCATTATTTGGTCTTAACTGATTTTTCTTTTGCCAATTTAAACCATTGGACGTTGGTCAACGGAACCAAGATAGTTTCCTTATCGGTGCTTACCTGAATCAACGCTTCCTCTTTGCTGTACTCCAACTTTAGACCCTCAATCTTGCGACCGCCGGACACCACCTGATTTGGTATGGTTGATAAGTTAGTCAGCTCCTGCACGCCTACCTGAACTGTTTGGTAAAATTTTACCCGATCTACTAATTTCATTCTTTCTCCACTGATAAGGGTTGACCTAATAAAGGACAATCGCTCCATGTTTGAACGTAACAATTATCCGGATCTTCACATACTCTAATTTTCTCACTATGAGAACTTAAATCTTGATCACAGCCTACATCTACCGCTCGATCCACCGCACCTTCTTTTACGCTTTCCGCTGCTCCAGGAACCCAGGTATGTTGTAACTTTTTCATAAACCAAGCTAAAGGCTTTTTCATTCTACGAGCCTGAAGAAGGTATAGTGGTTTAGACTCTTTTACTATGCGGTTATACATATACGCTAGTTGAGTGGCGTTTACCATATCACAGATAACTATCATAATTTGATGAAACATTAAGTGACCGTCGTAGGTAATTAGTCTCTCATGCGGTTGCATTTGTAAAAAAAACGCAGAGGCAGAGGCAGATGCGACCGCAATTATTTTAACATTCCGAAAACCAGCCACCGCTTTTGCAGCCATTACCGCTTCATGAACGTATCCTCCAGGAGATTCCTGAACTATGTAAATAGTTTTATCCGCAGGCAGCGCCTCTCTTTTAGCCGCTAGATCGTCTATTAAACTTTGGGTAAAACCCTGCATCATTGGACCGCGAAAATTTACCGTATTCTTTCTAGTAAGAATAATAGTTTCAGCTTGGAGAAGCTGAGGCAGTAGTAGAAGCATTAGTAACTTCTTCACGTTTTTTCCTTTCAAATTGATAAGCCCGCGCTTGATCGATTACTAATTTAATTAAATCATTTTTACTCATTTGCTTTAACTGTTTCTTTAAAGCTTGGATAGATATTCCGATCTGATCATCAGATGATTGCATGGATAACTCCTAATTTTAAACATTGCTCAGCATTTAGATATCTATCTTTGCTTAATCCAATATTGCGCCAGAAACTTTCCGTTCTTTTGGTTCTAGAGGCTACTAACGCATTCCAATTAGATTCTTCTATTTGCAAATGCACCATAGTAGATGCGATATTGGATAATTTATCATCAAATTCTTGACTATCTTCATGATGCATAAACCAGCAATTTTTACTCATGCGTCTTCTTTTCGCAGCCAAGAAAAGACCCACTGCCGCCGAGGCAACTTCCCCATATGCATCGCAGTGTATTTCGCACGGAGATATAAGCATTCTTTCGGCACATGCCATGCCGGCAGCCGATTCTCCACCATCAGAGCACAGAGTTATATGAATCGGTTTACCCGGTTCTGCATCTTCCATTGCCGTGAGAGCCCATTCTAGTTCACAGAACAGTTCATCGTCTATCGCTCCGACTATATTAATTTTCCGCCGTGATAGGCTCGCTTTTATCACTTGTCTCTCCTTCTAGAAAAAAGGCGTAAGGCTGATACAATAAACTATACCGGCTCGCAATTAAATCACATGGCTTTGTATGGTGTGTATAACAGGAGAAATTGCGCTTATCGTGCCCGGCATTTTGCAATAATGTGTTCGCAATCCCCATGTTA